AAATATTCCTGACTTATCTTTTATTTCATCAGTTATATCATTTATTGTTTCAATAAATTTTTTCCCTTCTTTTGAATAGTCTAACTCAAATTCTTGCTGTCTTATTATTTTATTTTTGTCTTTGTTTTTATTTATTTCATCTTCTGCAAATTTAACAAGTTCCTCACTACTTAAACCTACATTTATTCTACTTTCAATAGCTTGTGCAAATGCTTTTGTCTTGTCGTTAAATTGTCTTTCTAAAGTTGGATTTTCTCTAATTAAATTTATTATTTGGTTTGCTGATTCAATTTTTCTATCTGGATTACCTACAAATAACCTTGAATTTAAATCTTTTTTATATATATCTGGTACTATACCAGTATTTACAGAAATATCTCTTGCCAAACCTTCTGGATCATCTGTTAATTCTCTGTATTTTTCAAAGCCTTTATTTATTACTTTTTTATCATTTTTATCTGTCGAGTCAAGAAGCAACTTTCCTTGTGTGGCATTTATAAAGGTTGCTTCTTGCAAGGCTTCTGCCTCTTGCTCTTTTCTTAAATCTCTAAAATCTTTCTGGATTCTCTCAATATCTTTCATATTAATTAATCCTGAAGCAATACCAGTTTCTTGAACGATTTGCAATTCATTTGCTATACTAGCTAATTCTTCTGGTGATTGTGCGTTTTCAAAATCTTCTTTTAAATCTGATATTGATTTAAAGATTTGATTCTGTCCAAAAGCTCTGCGTTTTTTAGATATATCTTTATCAACATTAAACTCTAAATCAATAAGACTAGATTTTGTTTCTCTATCAATTAATCCTAAAACTTCTTTATTATCTGCATATTGTAATTTTAATTCATCAGTAAAAAGCTTTCTACGATCTAATATACCTTGCTTACTCTTATTAATTACATCTTGCGTTGCTCCTTGTTCGGATAAAGCTATTTTTTCTTGATTATCAAACCTTCTTAATTGATTTTTATACTCTATTACTTGACTTGCATTATAGGCTTGTTGCTCTTTTTTCTCTTGGAGCATTGCTTGCTCGCCTAATCCTGCAATAACAGATCCTAATTGTCCTATTCCTTGTGCAATAAATCTTTCGCCAGTATCTACTGGTTGCCTTACTGTTGGCGTTACCTGTTGTGGTCTTGCTTGTACTCCTGGACTTGTTGGAATTTTAACCATTATTTTAACATATTTAATTTACCCTTACCTTGTAAAGCTGTACCTGTCGCACTAAATATTGATCCAATCAAAGCATTTCTGCCAGCTCTTAAAGTATCTTTTGCTTGCTGTCCTAATTGACCAGCTCCAATTTCTAAGGCTCTTGCTCTGCTTTCTGCTAATGTTCTAATATTTTCTATTGTTTCCTCTTTATCTCTTAAACTCTCTTCTAATAATAACATAGGAGAACCTTCTAATTTAATACCACTTGCTGCGGCTGCTAATCTTTGGCGACCCATTAACTTATCAAATGCTCTTGATTGTTGTAATACATCAAATTCTCCTAACTCTCTTTCTAGTTGTGCCTGCTCTCTTTGAAAAGCGGCTTGTTGGCGTAAGGCTCTAGCTTGGCGTTTTGATTGTTTCTTAGCTCCTAAGCCTCCGAAAATCTGCCCACCTGCTGTTAATGCTGTTCCTGCTATTACTGCTCCTGTTGCCATGTTAAAAAAATTTTACATACATATATTCATTTCTTTTATCAAATGTTATTTTTTCTAACACTGATTCACGATGAAAACCTAACTTTTCAATCCAATTTACAAAATCATCTGTAATTGTAGTTTGTATTCTATGGATATTCATTATTTTAGAGTAATCCTCTAATAATCTTTTAATCTCAATATAAAAGCTTTTAGCGTAATTATCAACATATATAGAAGGTATTACCCAGCAATGCCCTACTCCTTGTCTTACCCATCTTATACCGCAAGCAAATATTATTTTATCATCTGCAATATAAGTCTTGGCGTGGTCGCAATCTAAAGGCTCTGTTTCGTATTTTAAAGTCTTTAAGCAAGGATAATTTATTTTAGTATTTATTAAATCTATATGATCTATTTTAAAGTCTTTACTTATCATTAATAGTTACTTTATAAGTTATACTTTTTATAGTCATTGGTTGTGGTCCATCTTGAATAATTTCAATTTGTCCCAACCTATCCCAACCAGTTCCTAGAATAATTTCTTCGTCGCCACTATTTAAATCTGGCACTTCATTCATATTATCTACTAAGCTTCTTGCTGTTATAGGTGTTTCGTTATTATTAGAATCAATTATTTTTCCACCTAAAGTTTTATCAAATCTTATAACAACTGAATCAATCCTTTTAACTTTATGTTGTGATGTTCCAATTATACCAGATAAAGCTAAAGATTCAATAGGCATATTCTTTTGTTTACTAGAATATGATAATCCTACATGAATTATTGACCCTGCATTGTCTATTTCTATTGCTCCATTACTTACTGTTTTATTTGGTACTGTTGCACCATCTGAATTAATTGCTACTGTTTCACCCTCTAAATGTCCTAATCCAGTTATATTTTTAATAGCAATAGCCCATTCATTAGGTAGTAATGTTGCACTAGAGAAAGTTTCTATTATACTGACAGTTACATTTTGAGAATCCGTAAACCCTGTTATTTTTGCCCTGCCTTTACTTATTAATTGATGAATTTCTTTTCCTATATCGCCAGATTGGAAAATAGAAGAGTCCGCTGTAAATGTGTTTCCTGATATAGTTATTGTACTTGATTGTGTACCATTATAACTAAGTCCAGAATCTACATAAAAGCGATTTAAATTATCTACTTCATAATTAGGCTCTTGCACTTCTACAAACCTTTTAACTACTCCGTTTATAGTTCGTTTTACTATTGCATAAATTTCATCATTATCTTCTGCATCACTAACTATCGCCATTGATTCAAAGTTTCCTTGTGTAACATATCTTGACCATGCTTGCACTTGTTGATCTTGTTCTAGTGTTAATCTTGCAATTTGTCCGTCTGTTCTTACTGCCCATAATGAAGATAGTGGAATTTGTTGATATTCAAAAGAAGTAATACCTCCATCTGTTATATGATCACAATCAACAGTAATATCTATTGCCTTGTATTTATCACTATCAATATCAAAAGTAATTAATCTTGCTGTTTTATTGTTCTTCTGCATATAAATAGGAGATTGTCCTACTAATTCAGGTTGAATATTAGAACAACCATAAGATATTTGCCTTTTTACATCTATATCATCTGGTGCTAAGGCAGGGCTATTTCTTGAGCTTATAATTCTAAATATTGAGCCAGCAGTACCTATAAACAAAGCTTGGTCAGAAAATAACCACCTTATCGGATCTCCTTTTTGTGATGCAATAGTTATTAAGAAAGGATCATCAGCATTCGTTCCTGCTTCGAAATTTTCATAATCTGCATTAGATTTAGAAAACCAAACCTTCTGCGGAGCGTTTACACTACCTGCCAACACCATTCTTTGCTCGTGGAAGGTGATCGCCCCAGCATAGCCTCTAGCATTACTAAACTCACCTTCCGACCAGTTAAAGCTTGCAGTATTGTGTAAACTAGCTGGGACATCATTTTGAGCTACTACTGTTACTACTGTTGAGCTAGTAAACCCAGTTATTTTTAAATGAGCAATATCTGTGCCACTTCTTACTTTCCATAAACCCCCAACATGATTAGAGGTAAAAGGCGTATGCCCACCTGAAGCTGTCAAGGTTAATGTTGAGCCTTCCGACCACTGACCACCTGACAATGTTACTAAATCTGTTGATACTATATTTTCGTCTATATATGGACCTCTTACTAAATCTACTGCGTTTAATGTAAAATCATTAGATGCTACTCTGATTAATTTTTGAATAGGATGATTTGGATGTACCATGTAAATTACATCACTATCTTGTACAAATTTTATATCAAATAATTCATTTTCTGAATAAGGGTTGGATATTTCTAATATATTTGAACCATTATCTAAAACTTGCCCTTGAGCAGAAAAAAAGCGTAAGTAACCCGCTCCTAATTCGATTGCATAAGTTTGTACTGTGCTAAATTCAAAAGGAATAATTCTGGTTTTTTTTGTTGAATCTTTAACCTCTCCTATAAATTTAAATCCTTTCCTGCGAAATATTGGTCCTTGTACTAATACCACCCAATTCTCAAGAGTTTCTGAACCATTAAAATACCTCTGAAATTGCGTTCTTGAGTTTATTAATGTGCTTAACTCTCCTGCTGTAAAATTTGTTCTTATTTCTGAAGCTTTAGGCATTATGAAAAAGTTATACCATTAATATTATTGCCGAAATTAAAATTGGTTATTCTTGAAGAACTAAATGAGTCAGAAGTTTCTGCTACATCATTATCTTCCAAATTATCTCTTTCTCTAGCTAAAGATAATGATTCTACTAAATCTTGCTTAGTTCTTGCTATCCTTGTTTCGTCTGAGGTTATTGAGTATCCTATTTCATAAGCAAGCCTTGCTGCGAAACATTCAATAAACAAAGAGTCGTATTTATTAGGATCAGTTTCTTTACCAATAAATCTAATATTTACAGAGGATTCATTAGTTAGAAGGAAGTTGTTTTCTAACCTATACTCTATGTTATTTTCTACTGAAAGTAATCTTATAAAGATTGGAATTGTTGGTAAAATAAATCTATTACTAAATTCATAAATTGGCGAACCTGAGGCATCTAAAACAAGTGATTGACGGAAAACTGCAAAGTTCCAGTTGTGCATTCTTAAAACTTCTTGCAATACATCATCATAACTTGCTTTGCAAAGTGTAGCTGGTGTTGTGTTGTCTGTGTCAACATTCATCAAAGGATTTGCTCCTCGTTTTCTTAATGCTTTGTTACAAATAGATGTTTTAGATACAGACATAATAACGAGGTTGAGGGGGATTGCTCCCCCTACTTTTTAAAGAGTGTATTTTACAATAGCGGTTACAGTACCAGTTGCAGTTCCAACTGTGTTACCAGTTAAAACAATATCAACTAATTTGTGAGGATCTTCTGATAATCCAGCTAATTCCCATACTTCTTTGCCAAAGTTAGCAATATCAATTGACCCTAAGCCATCAATATCACCAGCAGAAGCTAATGAAGTTGTGCCAAGTAATGCATCAGCATCAATAGCAACACCATCATTAATATCATAGAAGCCTAAGAAGAAATCAGTTCCTCCTGTAATAGCATCATTTTTAATAGTGATAGTATCTAATACAGCGTTAGAAGGTACTCTTGCTAATCTGTAAGTTGAAGTATCATCATCAGTTGCATTAATTTCTAAAGTATCTACTGATACCCTTAAAACACCTTTAGAAGTTTTTGCGTTTGGCATAATCAAAGTATCTTGATCTAAGCCATCAAGGTTTATTGTTCCTTTTTTATTTACAATAGCCATAATTTTATTTTATTTAAAGTTAATATTAAGATTCTGTGCAAGGAATACGAACGATTTTTTCGTCTTCTACTCTAGTTGCTCCAATATCTAATTTTAAATACATAGTTTTAGTAAATGATCTTTCGACATTTTCACCAACTTTCATTGTAATATCATTAGCAATAGCGAAACCTAAAGCATTTTCAGTATATAATAATACATCTCTATCACCGTTAGAGTCTAATAAAAGTCTTTCTGATAAAATAAAGTGAATATTATTCCAAACGCCGATAATACCCTTATCTAAAACTTGACCAGCAGTAAAATCTCTATTAATGATTTTATTATCATTTTCTAGTTGTCTGTGTTGTTTAGAAGTTAAAACGCAATAGATTTTCTCATCTGGATCAACATCTTTGCTTCTTAAGATTTCTCTACCGTCAAGGATTCTGTCAGCAGTTAGACCATTAGAAGCACCAGTTGATACTACTTGAGAAGAAGGGAAATTGACAGCAGTTGTACCATCTTTTCCTTCGTATGCTGTACCAGTTGCAGCGGCAATAATAACATCATCTTTCTTTCTCATTGCTGCGTTCATTAAAGCTTTCATGTAATCACTATCTAAACCAGAGATAATTGATCTATTAACATCAAAGTCATCAATAAACAAAGAACCATGAAAAGGTCTTGGTGTCATTTTTCTTCTTGAGTGAAGTGGATCTAAATAGGGAGTTTCTGGATTTTTTCCTATTTTTTCAATTAGATTTAAAGCACCTAATTTATGAAAAAAGAATTCTTCTGCTTTTACAGATTCTTTTCTTCTTACTGTTCCGTCTAAACGGGTGTTGTTTTGTTGTACAGCTTGGATAATATCATCCTTAAACTGTTTTACATGTATTTGATTTTGTGTATTAGACATTGTTTAAGTTTTAAAAATTAATTAAATAACAAAAATGCGATTTCTCGCCGTCAATTGCTACCCATCAACCTTCAAAGACTTAAACAAAGCTACCTTTTACTTATGTTGGACAATTATTT